AGAAGAAGCTGTATCCGAAACCCAACCAACAGAAAGCGAGATAGCCAACGTGGAAAATACCACTCCAGCCGTCGAAGCAACACCAGTTGAAGCACCGGCGGTAGAAGCTGCTCGCCCAACTGTCACAGCAATGGCTTACACAAAGCCACGCATTGAAATCACAGCAGCAAAGTATGCTGAGCAAACAATCCGTGCAGCACTAGGCGATGACGAAGCTCGTCAATACCTACGCGCAGCAGATGACACAACAGACAATGCTGGTCTTGTACCAACACGCCAACTATCTGAAATCATCAACCCATTAGGCACAACAATCCGTCCATCTATTGAAGCAATCTCTCGTGGAGTGCTGCCAGATGCAGGTATGACTTTCGAAATCCCAAAGATCACAGCAATGCCAACAGTTGCAGTAACAGCAGAAAACGCAGCTTTCTCTGATACAGATCAGACTTCTGCTTATCTCTCAGTTGATGTAAAGAAGTACGCTGGACAACAGACATTCTCTGTTGAATTACTAGATCGTACATCTCCAGCATTCTTTGATGAACTAGTGCGCAACATGGCAGCAGCTTACGCAAAGGCAACAGATGCAGCAGTTAACGCAGCAATCATTACTGGCGCAACAGCAGATGCAACAACAACAGTAACTTACCCAACAGCATCAGAATTGCTTGGCGTAGTTGCTCGCGGATCAGCTTCTGTCTACAACGCAACACTAGGTCTACCAAACCCATTCGCTCGTAACATGATCGTGAACACAGCACAATGGTCAAACATCATGACACTTAACGACAATGGACGCCCAATCTACACAGCAACAAACCCAATGAATGCAGGCGGCTCAGTAGTTCCGACAGCACTTCAAGGCAATGTTGCAGGACTTAATCTTTATGTCACACCAAACACAGCAGCTGGTACAGATACAGACGGATCAATCTTGATCGTTAACCCAGATGCGTATACATGGTATGAGAGCCCTAATTATCGCTTGCGCGCTGAGTCAACAGCAGCGGGAAGCATAACAATCGGCTATTACGGCTTCGGCGCAATCGCAACTAAAGTTGGCGCTGGCGCATTCAAGAACAACAAGGCGTAAGCCCACTAAGTCGCTGAGAGGGGGCATAGCCCTTGCCCCCTCTTGGTCTTTAGAAAGGAATTGGAATGTCACTCTGCACAGTAGCTGAACTCAAGAGCGTTCTCGGCGTTGGCTCGCTGTACCCAGATGCGACAATCCAAGAAGTGTGCGACGCATCAGATGCTGTCCTACTTCCGATGCTATGGGCTCCCAAATGGTTCACAGTAGCTCACGAAAATATTATTGGTGAGGGAACTTTATATTTTGATGATCCAATTAGAGATACTTTCTATGTGGGTCAAACTGTAACAATTGCTAATTCAGGTACTTCATATAATGGCAGTAAAGTAATTACATCAATGGGTAATTACTCAATAACTGTTGCTACTAGTCATGCAACAGCACAGGGGTATCATCCAATTTACCCTTATGGATCTGTATCGACTACGACTTACACAGACTGGACACTAGATATGGCTGTCCAGAATGCGGCTCTCATGATAGCTGTAGAAATTTGGCAAGCAAGAACCAGCACTTTGACTGGTTCTAATTCTGTCGATTTCCAGCCCTCACCTTACCGAATGAGCGCACAGCTTCTCGCTAAGGTCAGAGGATTGATCGCGCACGCGCTAGACCCACGCTCAATGGTGGGCTAATGCCATCATCAGTAACAACACTCCGAACTACGCTAGCAACCGCGTTAGTTGATAACTCACTTTGGCAGACTTTTGCATTCCCACCTTCAGTAGTTCTTGCCAATTCAGTTATCGTAAGTCCAGACGATCCTTACCTGGCACCCAGCAACAACTCGCGCAACACAGTCAGCGCACTGGCTAACTTTCGGCTGATTTTGACTGTGCCCCTCTTCGATAACGAGGGCAATTTGAATTCCATCGAAACTAATGTAGTTCGAGTGTTTAATTTACTCGCTGCTAGTTCTTTGACCTATAATGTAGGCAGCGTATCTGCCCCAAGCGTTCTCAATGCTGCATCAGGTGATCTGCTCAGCTGCGAGATGTCCGTATCAATCCTAACAAGTTGGAGTTAATATGTCAGACCTAACACCAGAGGATCTAGCCTTCTTGAAGAAGATTGGTCAGATCACCGAAGCACCATCAGCAAAGCCAGTAACTACTAAGAAGGAAGAAGAATAATCATGGCAATTTTTCTAAATAACAAAGTCGGTTTTAAGATTGCCACTATCAATCTTTCCGACCATGTCACTGCTTTTACACTTAATCGTCAGTCAGATCTCATCGAGGTAAGTGCGATGGGCGACACTTCGCACAAATTCGTAACTGGTTTGTCCGCGGATACCATTACGGTTTCATTCTTAAACGACACAGCAGCAGCAAATGTTCTAGCAACCCTTCAGGCTGCTTATGGCACAACTGTTGCATGGCAAGCAATTCAAGATTCATCAGCTGCTGTTTCAGCAACCAACGTTTTATATTCGGGCACTCTGATTGTCGATAACATTACCGACATTAACGGCGCTGTCGGCGATGAAGGTATGATGGATCTTACATTTACCTGCAACAGCAAGAGTGCTATCGCTTCAACTGGTACTTGGTCATAATCTAACTACTAAAGAAAAGGGCTAAAAGAATGGCAAAGCTAAAGATCACAAGGGCAGATGGCTCTGTATCTGATCATCAGATAACTCCATCGATCGAATATGCATTCGAGTTTTACGCCAAGAAGGGTTTTCACAAAGCCTTTCGTGACGATGAAAAACAGAGTGATGTGTATTGGCTGGCTTGGGAGTGTATTCGCCGTAGCGGTGAAACTGTCAAGCCTTTCGGTGCAGAGTTCTTGGACACACTTTCAAAGGTGGAAGTCCTTGATGATGACCCGGAATTATAGGGCGTGATTCATTTACTTACTTAGTCGCGAGATTAAGTCTGGAAACGCAGATCGCGCCTAATGACTTACTCGAACTTGATTCGAGAATGTTCAAGGCTTTATTACAGGCTATGAAAGATCGAAACAAGGAGATGAAAGATGCCAGTCGCAGTAAAGGGCGCAATCGCACTTCGTAAAGCCTTGAAAGATTTCACACCTGATTTAGCAAAGCAATTACCAAAAGACATGGCGATAGCCCTGAAGCCCGTTGTGAAGGCGGCTCGGGGCTATATGCCTTCTGATAGTCAAGTGTTAAGCAACTGGCGACCAAGGGAAAATAGTCAAGGCACTTTTCCTGTTTACACTGCAAAGATGGCTAAAGCTGGTATTGGTTACAAAACATCACCATCAAAACCTAATCGCAAAGGTTTCAGATCTTTAGCCCGTTTAGTAAACAAAACTGCTGCTGGTGCAATTTATGAAACTGCTGGCCGCAAAACTCCAAGTTCTAAATTCGTACAGAATCTAAACTCAAAATACTCTGAAGTTATGAAAGGCCGCGACAAGATGGAAGGTCGCGCTTTGTATCGTGCTTTTGAAGAAGATAGCGGCAAGGCTCAAGATGGAGTTCTTAAGGCTATTGAAAAGGCCAAGCAATTACTTAACGCGAGAGCGACGGTGCGTAGCTGATGCCTAATATAGTCATTGATGTAGCAGCTGAGTTCACTGGCAAGAAAGCCTTTGATAAAGCTGGTAAAAGTGCCAGCGGTTTAGAAAGTGCTATTGGTAGCCTCGGCAAGAAACTAGCTATTGCATTCTCAGCAAAAGCGGTACTTGATTTTGGCAAGGCTGCAGTAAAAGCCTTTGCAGAAGATGAGAAGTCAGCTGCAGTCCTAGCCAACACTATGAAGAATCTTGGACTTCAATTCCAGAATCCAGCGGTAGAAGCATTCATTGCTAAATTATCTGCTGCTACAGGCGAGGTCGATGACAATCTTCGTCCGGCAATGCAGAAATTATTGCAGGTAACAGGATCAGTTTCTAAGTCTCAAGAATTATTAACACTGGCTTTAGATGTATCTGCTGGATCTGGAGTCAGCCTTGAAACTGTTGTTTCAGATTTAACAGCTGCACAATCTGGCAACACTAAAGGATTAAAGAAGTACGCGTTAGGTTTAACTGCAGCACAATTAAAGACCATTAAGTTTGAAGATGTAACCGATAAACTAAGTAAGACTTTTGCTGGATCTGCTTCAACTGCTGCTCAAACATTTACTGGTCAGATGAAGATCCTCACAACTGCTGCAGGTGAGGCTCAAGAAACTATCGGCAAAGGTTTAGTTGATGCCTTTAAGATTCTTTCTGGCACTAACACTGGCATCGAACCAATCAGTAAAGCCATGGGTGATTTTGCTCAAGAAGTAAGCGATACTATTGTTGGATTAGCATTATTGATTAAAAAGCTTAAAGAAATACCCGTAGTTGGTAAAGGTCTTACTTTTTACTTAGAACATGAAATGGATATTTTAAAAAATACTGTTCCGCTTATTAAAGTTTTTGCTGATACACAAAAAATTCTATCGGATATGGCCAAGCATCAAACTGCACCATTCCAACTAGGCATGAGTGTTACAGGCGCAACAGATTTTGGCAAAGCAGCAGAAATAGCAGCCAAGAAAGCAGAAGAAGCAGCAAAGAAAGCAGCTGCTGCAAAGGCTAAAGCAGATAAGTTAGCAGCTGCTGCAAAAATCAAAGCCGATAAGAATGCAGCTGATAATGCCGCTAAATTGGCCAAGGCTGGCGCGATGTTTGACATCGATAAGATTCAGATCGAAGCGGCACTTAAAGGCAAGATTTCAGATGAAGAAAAGTTACGCCTAGAACTGCAACGCGCTATTCTTAATGAAGATGCTGATCTAGCCGATAAGTTACAGAAGAAGCTAGAAGCATCACAGCGAGCCACTGCAGCCCTACAAGGGCAGATCAATGGCATTAAGCCACTGGCAGACCCATTCGCTGCATGGCTAACGACTCTTGAAGGCATTGCATTAACTTTGGCTGCTATTGCAAAGATGCCTACTAGCAGCGTGGGCGGTACTGCCAAGATTAACATTCCCAAAACTGGTGAAGGCGCAATTGAAATAATTACTCCTGTACCGCCAACAAACAAGGAACCAATTCCAGTTGTTGTAGAGCCAAATCCAGAACCACCAGCAACCAATAATCCTTTTGCGGGTCTTGGTGGCAATACTGGTGGCTTTGGATTCTCATTGCCAAGTTACTTACAAAATACAATACCTCAATCTCAACCAGCACCAGTTACAGTTATTGTAAACAACAACGGCACTACCATTATGCAGGATGAGTTTGTAAAAGTAGTCAATGAAGCAGTAGTGACTGCAAACACTAACGGCCAGAATAACTATCGACCAGGTGCAGTACCAGCAGAGAATCTATAATGACACTTCCAGTAATCAATGCAATCATTAACTTTTCAACAGGTGCTGGCTTTGCCTCACCTATGATTCTTGATTCTGGCGTTCTTGGCGTTAATGCTTTGGCTGATAGCACTTCAGTATCA